ATCAAAAGGTCGGCAGCAGTCTGAGCTTTGGTTCCTACATCATTGGATGCTTTAGCAATTCCACCAGCTTGTTGTTGAACATTGGTTGATTGATTTGCAATGTTTTGGGCATTTGCACCATAAACATCCCCAGCTCCAGATAAGGTTTTCTGTAAAACAGGAATGTAGTTTTGCAGTAACTGGTTAGTTAACTGATTTTGTTGCGTTTGTTCGGGGGTTACTACGGCACTCGAAGAGCCAGAAGATGCGCCACCACCAAGAGATATACCCATTATTGCCCCACATTGTTGTTAGGCATCCCCATTTGGGGTTGTCCTGAAGTTGCTGAATTTGTCGTATTTCCCTTGCCCATTGGCAAATTAGGAGTCGAACTTGTAGGGGTGCTAGAAGAATTAGCACCAATGGTAGGATACTGTGGCAGCGTAGTCGGTTGAGGATTCTGAGATGTTCCCAAGGGAGGGTTCATCTGGTTGCTCATATTCTGCATCGTTGTGCCCATATCGTTCCCTTTCTAGAATTTTAACTAGATTTTGTGGTATTTGCTAATCTTTGTTTATCAACATAATGCCACAAGTCATCGTTTCTATATGTTCCTGTTGGCTTGTCGGGTGCCCAAGAAGTGGGCGCTCCATTCAATTCTTTGTAATCATCCCCGTTTACTGTGAAATTCTCGAACTGTTGGCCCATAATGAACTCACCCGTGTCATCAGTTTTGCCCACAAGAAAATTTACACATGTGCCTGGAATCTCATTTATTGATCCAATGGCTTCAAAAATTGTCGATGCAGGTATATTGACTGTTCTCATTATGTTGCCCAAGCTGGTATTTGATAAGATGTTCCACCAATGTAAACTTCAATCCAAGTATTAGATGCTCCAGATGTTGGACCAGGTTTATTTGTTCCTGGAAAGGTCGCTATACTTCCTCCCGTAGCAGGACCCGTATAGAAATAAATATCCCCAGAACCAGAGCCTTGGCGTTTCAAGTAATAAGTGTATTGGGAATATAAATTGGTAACCAAAGTATTGTTGCTAGTGGTCATTGTTCCACCACTAATGTTAAAAGCAGCTCCTGCTCCACTTGAATAGGCTTGCAAGGCAGCGCTACTTCCAGATGTTTGAAACACCCCGCCATAAGCCTGTGAACTTGCTTGGCCTAAAACACCAGCCTGAAGAACGCCATTTGCGTAGCCAATCACACCGCCATTTGCGTTGTAACTTGCATTTGCTACTACGGCATAGGTTGAACCAGAAGAACTGTAAGCGCCATTGAATAAAGCATTACCTGTGATGTTAATGTTGGCACCACCAGAGATATTCCCTGTAAAACTACCCGTAGCACCGCTTAAATCACCCCTGAATATTCCATTGTTGAAGTAAACGTTACCAGTACTTCTTTGAATATAGTATCCTGTAGTTCCATAGGTTCCAGAACTTCCATATGTCGGAGGTGTACTTCCATTCCAATTGTCAGATTCAATGTCTTGAAATATGGATGCAGCAGTAGGTGTTCCCCATTGAGTTTGCCCAGCAGGTACACCATTGATTGTTCCAGCGCTACTGTTATATTGTCCAAAAGTATAATAGAGCACAGACCCAACAGAAACCGAAGGAGCCGTCAAAGACCATCCAGTCGGAGCCGTGGCACCCGAAGTGTTAGAGGGCGTAGATGGGGCAGCTGTCGATTGAGACTGGCTCTTGTAAGCAGTAAGAGCACTTAAACCATTACCGCCTGATCCTGAATAACCACTAAACCCGCTTAATCCGCTGAAGCCACTTAACCCGCTATTTCCACTAAAACCACTCTTACCACTTGCTCCACTTGTTCCAGATACACCATTTTGTGAAACCTGAACAATTGGGTATCCAGTATTGGTCCAATCAAGCGTTGAAGTTACTGTGTTGGCAAGTACAGACAAAGGGATATAAATGGCCCATAATGTGTCCCCTGGCGTTGTGTCCGATGGGATCGAACTACTCCATCCAGAAGGCGGGCTAAATGAATTCAAAACCCATGTATAGGTTGAGGTCGTAGAAGGTCTTGCTGGAGCCGATCCAGTAGTCCATTTGTAAATAGCAGGTAAAGCCGCCATCAAAGCGTTTGTTCCTGTTATTACGTCCAAGTCAATGGCAGCGCCTGAATCAACCACAAAAGACAATCCAGGTGAGGTGGCAGACGCTATAAGGCTGATTTGCCGTCCACCTGAAGTTGCATACCAAATTGATTTGGTGCTCCCAAAACCACCCGTTACAACCGTCCAAACATAGTCAGCTGGGTTGGTAGACTCAGTAGAACTGTTGTTATTTCTGCTACCGTAGTAAGTAGCACCCGTGGGTGAATCAGAAAACCCTACCGAACCATCGTAACTCTGAGCGTATTTGATATACAAATACTTGTACAAGTATCCAATATTACCCGTTGGGCCAGCAACAATTCCAGTTGTAGCATCGATAGAAACGTTCGAGCCAAAGTTACTCAATAAGTAATTTACAGCGTCAGAAAGCTCCTGAACGGTTGGATTGGAACTTATTGAAAACGGCATTAGAACGCATCCTCAGTAATCATACCTTGCCAATTCATGGCTGACACTTGCCAAGTATCTGTAGCATCATTAGAGCCAAATTTAAGGGCTACAGTTCGCACATTGTTCTGTTGAGTAGTTACCCAAGGCGTGTCGGTAGAAATCGATACAACGCCTGTTTGGCCGTATACAGGGGTTTGTGCAGTTGAGTTAGCACCGCCAACAGTAATGTTGACCGTTCCTGTGCCTGACATTTCTGGAAGTAAACGATGGATATAAACCTTAGATGAATAAGGAATAGGGCCATCAGGTGTTGATAAAGCAATATTAGTTCTCTCGAAATAGCAATTGATAGTATTACCGCAGAAACCATTGGTAACTGAGGTTTGAATGATTTGGCTTCCTGATATGCTTCCTTGGGCGTATACAACGGTTCTAGAAGCTAAAGCAAAGGTGGTGTTAAAGACTGGGGCTTCAACGCCATGTGCAGCGTTTTGAACGTCTTTAGGGGCATTCCAAACCTGTAGATCGTAGCGATAAGAAATCATCTTATTGCACCAACCAGTTGAATTTAGATCAGGATAGTAGATTTCAATCTGGTACTTTTGAGTGTTGTTAATCATAAAAAGACGATTAACATACGTTTTGTTCAGATTACTGAAAAAGTAATTCTTGATAACTTGGTTGCCAATTCCCGAGAAATTAGACCCATCGAACTGCCAAATGTCCCTAGCATCAATTCCATAAACCATCGAATCAGTATTGGTCCAGCAGTTCTCATTAATCAACCCACGCCCTTGGTTAAAGAGTCGAACACCGAATATAGGTGCTGTTGAATTCTGGTAATTAATAGGTGAAAGAACAACGGTATCCCAATAAGAGCAAATATAAAAACTACCGCCAAGGAAAAACCCGTCAATGATCGGACCCCGAACAGGTATTTCTTGTTCATTAGCAATGTTATTTAGGGTGGGGTTCCATGTCTTTGGCACGGTTGTATTGGCAAAAGCCTGTGACCAACGAATGGTAGTCGGGTAATTAATGGTAAACCCAGTTGAATAGGATTTGGTCAGATTACCTGCTATTAGGATATTTCCCACGTTAGGAGAACAATAATTCCTGACAAACCCAGCAGTAACCGAAGTTACTCCCACTACTGACTCATAGTTCCAGACGTAGCTGTCAGGCGTTGAGTCATAGATTGCTATTTCAGTCTGAGGAGAACCTGAAGCCAGATAGTTTCCAAAGTACATGGGCGGTCTTAAGCCGTCATTGATAATGAAAACCTGACCCACCCAAGAAGAAGTAATGACGATATCGTCTGTATAGCCAGACAAGGCAACAGAAGGGTTAGCACCCACTCCAGGCGTAATATTGGAGATACCAGACGCGGTCACCATGTACCACTTGCCTTCTCTGGTTGCTACGATATTGACCCATTGAGTTTGGGTGCGGTAGCCAGCATCGATGAAAACAACGTTGCCTGGGATGGAGGATAGGATATATTGCTCTCCAAGAACCTTCTTAACGCCCCTTACATCGGTTTCCACGTTCAAGCCTGAGTTGTACTCATTTGGTGCCAAAGCATTACTAGGCACATCTGGAGTGAAACTCATGTTTGAAAATGGTGTACGAAGCGGTAGATAGTCGCTCATGGATGTTAACTTTAAGTTATATAGTTAGTGATTTTAATTTAGTTCTTAAATAATTCCAATGCTTTTATTACCTCATTTGGTTCGATAAAGGCATCTATATTGTATTCTTGCTCTTCCCAAATAATAAATTGGAAGGGGCTTAGATAATCCCTACTCTTGAGGAGATTGATGTTTTCCTTATGGCCAAAGATTTTAGGGTCTGATCTCGAGAATATTGCTATTCCTTTCTTGCCCTCTCTCCACGCCAAGTGCTGAAAGAAGCTGTCGCAAGATAACCATGTTCGGCATTCTTTCAACAGTTCCCTAAGTTCATCAAAACTCAGGTTTTCTCTAAAGTCTTCACAAATCTGCTTTTCACCAGTAACCCCAATTTGAATCACGGGTTCTGATATGCTTTTTAGGACTTCTTCCCAATAAGGGTAATTCTTAGGATTGGGCTTGCCGTTGCGTAAAGCTTTGCTATAGGGGCTAAGAATAATCATAAGTACATCTTTCTAAAAGCATCTTCCAAAGTGCCTTTCCAATCCCATTGAGACATCTTTAAATAAATATTCCATTGGTCAATACTACCGAATCCCCTTTCAGCATGTTCTATAGCATGGCCAGGGACAATGTCAGGATAGCAACTGAACACCAAAGGGTTCTTTATTTCAGGAAGTATTTTAGAAAACACAATGTGATCTCCTAGACCGCCGTTAAGAACAACAATCGTGTGATCCTTATATTGCATGAAGTTTTGGAATATCTGTTCATCATGGTCGTATAGGGAATTGTCAGTCTCACTTCTAATGCCGCCCTTGGGGTTCTTTAAATGCCATGTAATCGCATCAGGAACGACGTAGAGCTTCAATCCCTTCTGGTATAGCCCGTAACTAAACAAAGTCTCCTCACGGTGCGCTACCCTTGATAAACCAATGTTGTAGTCGTGTATACCAGCCCTATATACAAAGGAGCAATGTAAGTGTTGAACTTCTTTTTCCTTTTGGATGTAATTCCATTGAATATTGGGTTCTTTAGAAATATCAGTTATTTTGCCCGTGCAAGGGTAGATTTGTGGTTGCAAAGGAGGAGTCAGGATTGATCCACCCACAGCCCCAGCATCTTTGCGTATGGCATAACTCAACAAAGTTCTGAGGACGTTAGGCTCTGGGATGCAGTCATCATCCATTCTCCAGACCCACTTGTAGCCCATTATGTTGGCAGTCTGGTGATTCCAATGGGGTCCTGATTTCTGAGCAAAAACCCATTCCCATTGGATGTTCTTTAAGTCCATCATTTGGAACAAGTTTTTATAGATCAATTCTTCCCGAACGTCTCTAGGCTCATCATTGTCATCAAAGATAACCACCTTGTCTGGTTTCTTGGTTTGGTTAATGATGGCTGCCAAAGCAAGGGGTAGGGTTGTATCGTATCGGCCCCTAGTACCAATTGAGCAAAGTACACTATTCATTTCTAATCCAAATTTCTTCACTTACTGGTAAATTACAAATATTGAAAGCATTGCCAAATTGGTCAACGCTCCACGATTTCAATTGATTTTGTTGGATAGGTTTGTATCCAAAAGAATACAGGGCTTTATGAATATGCCAGAAACCTTTGAATGTCGGGTGAAGTTCTCCATGTATTTCAATGGCGATACTTGTAATGCGAGCCATATCTTTCGGATCGGCATTTAAAAGAATATCGTACTCACCGCCTTCGCAATCTATTTTAAGAAATATATTGTCGGTCGATAGTAAACTTAAGATATCTTTAAGATATATGGTTTTGACTTCTTCATAGTCTTTGCTTGGACTATAGACACTATTGTGGCCACACTTGTCTTGTAAGCCAATCTTTACTGTTTCACCGCTAACATTTGAAACAATATTCTTGTGAACAAATATGTTGTGTATGCCAGCTTGCTTAATGTTTTCTTCTAGTATTTCAACGGTAGAAGATACTGGTTCAATTGCTATTACTTTACTTGCGCCTAGTGTAGATGCAAGTATAGAAAACATGCCCATATTTGCACCGATGTCGATAAACTCTCGATCTTTGCAAATCTCAGGCGTTATAGCATAACTGTTATTAACAATGACTTCATGATAAAGTTCATTGGCTTCTTTACTTCTATATCCTAACCATTCCAATTTATCCATATTCATTTCCAATTCAATTTAAATTTAGGGAGTTGTTGGCTCCACGGGTGCTACATAATTAGGATCATGAGGCCAAGTTACTGTACTGGCAGTAATTAGCGTGTCTATATCTGTGCTTGCTGTAATAGCCGTCTTTGCATTGGCAGCCGTTGTCCTGACTGACTCTCTCCATGTTTTCCAGTTGGCTGGCATGGTTGTATTAGTTTCCAATGCCTTGATGGTCATGTAATCGCTTGGAGACAACAAAGAAAAGGCTTGCTGATCAATTGCTGATGTAGCATTAGATTTCAAGCCAGCCAAGTCTTTAGGCGTTGTTGTAAACCCAATGTCTACTACACCGCCGTTGATGACTGGCGCCGACTCTGTAACCCAATAGTATTTGTCATCGGGTCTTTCAGCAAATACCACATCCATAATACCAAGATTTGTTTTTTCTTCTTGGGTTGCTAGTTGATACCAGTTGTCCGAATAGGTTGTGCCGTTGACTGTAAACTGAGTGCCAGGTTGCACCAGTTGCTCAATTGTGTTGTTTTGAACGATTGCAAACATTATTGCTCCTTAGAATGCGTTGGCATATTTAAATGGGTTAGATGCAAATGCGGCATAAATATAATTTCCTGTGCTTACATTGACCACAGTAGCACTCACACATTGAAATCCATTAGATAAAATATTAACTGAACTTGCGGATGTTTCAGCCGCACCCGAGTCTGCTAACAAAGTGTTTGTAACTGTGTTAAATGTATTTCTTACACTATCCCAAATATACCAATCACTTGTTGAATCTGTACGTTTAATTAGCAAATATTTAGGTTGAAATCCTAAATATACAAATGGCCCTGTTGCACTACCATTACCTGTATAACTGCCAAATGCGCTAAATCCAGCAACGGTGGCAAAGCAATAAGCAATCATTGCATTGCTAGAACCATTTGTTCTATTGTCTGTACCAACTGAAAAAACTGAACTTGTAGGGTCATTAGGCCAAAAAGAAGAAAATGTAGCAGCAGCTCCAGATGAATTTAAAAACAAATAAGAATTAGTCGATAATTGATTTGTTTTTACAGGCCAATCTGTTGAAGCTGTAGTTCTATTTTTAAAAATAAGTAAAGCAGGTATTGCACCTAAACCATGTCCAACAGTAGCATTGGCGCCTGTACCCGTATATTTAACAATACTAAAACCAGCAGTTGTATTTGCGCTTACTGTTGATGTAATAGAACCATTTGTATTTGATACGTTAGAACCTTGACCCGCTTGCCATTGCCATGCAACAAACGAATTACCGCTACTATTAAAAATACCTCCACCTAACGCCAGGCTAAAACCATTTGAATTAAATGATGTGAAATATGTAGGATAGCTAACTTCTGCAACATTAGTATTTGGAAATAATGTTTGTCCCGCGCCACGGTCAGAATCATTTAATGAATGATCATTTGTTGTATTTCTATTTTTTATCCAAACCATATCTGGTCTAAAACTTCCAGCATTTGTAACTGTTTGAACGCCACCATTACCAGTATATAAAGTAGCATCCATATACAAATTACCTTGTGCTATGGTAGGCGTGGGTAGGTTATATGTGTTGAGTGCTACATATCCTGATGGGGGGATATATTTAAATGCTTGTTGACCAAAATTAAAAGATTGCGTTGATGTGCCGCCTGGGTTTTGCAAACTTGGAAAATATGTACCAGATAAACTAGAAAAAGCTGTTCCTTGACTTGTTCCATTTTTGTAAAAAGTTAAAGTCCCCCCATCCATATCCAATGCTACACCAATTACATCTCCATTAGTGTATGTGGCTCCATAAGTAGCACCTGCACTATTAGTATACTTATTACCATTGGAAGCAAAATATCCAAAACCATTAACTGTTTGCCAATCAGTAATAGGAAAAACATTTTTGGAAATACCAATCATGTACGATACTCCACCAGTATTACAAGTGACCTCCCAATACCATTTACCCGATGAAACTCCTATTGTTGCATAAGCAATACCAGAATTGACTGTCATGCTTGCATCAAGATTTCCGTTGGATAAACTAGGAAGAGTAGATGTACTATATAAATTATTAGGATTCAACACACAATAATTACTAGCTGTTGCACTTGTCAACGTAGGCACATCATTCATACTGTCGTATGTATTGCCAGCGGTTAGACTAATATTATTGGTTGTCCAATTATTACTATTACCAGATGTATCGTAACCTAGTGTGGTTGTGGATGTTGTATTGGTAAATGTTAAATGAAAGCCATTAGTACCATATGTGCCTGTATATTTTATAGGCTGCCATACTCCACCAGTTCCACTAAATGATCCAAATGAAGATGGTGTTAATGTTTGACCATCAATAAAATAAAAATCAGTTAAATAACCATCAAAATCATTTGTACTTCCATTATTGCCAATATATCCCGTACCAGATGTTCCCCAAGCATTTTGGCTAGTTGTAACAGACGATCTATTGTCAACAGTAAATGATGAAACTTGTACGCCATTTATATAAAGAATTGCTCGATTTGATGCGGTTGCATTTCCAGAATCCCATACTAAAACAATATGATACCAAGCAGATGTATCTCGAAAAACTTGTGTAGTATTTATATAAAGTGTATTTGAAAATGTCCACGCAAAAGTATCATCAGCATTAAATTGAATGCCATAATTTGCAGAAGTACTTACAGTTTGGGATGTTAAAAGTGGCACATAACCTAATATTCCTCTTTTAAACCAAAAAGATTTTGTCCATTTGCTTGAGTTTGTTGCTGAACCGCCAAATGTTTTATTTAAATAAGCATTGGCACTTTTTCTTAATCTTAAAGACTTAGTAAGAAGAACTCCACCACTTGGGGCTGATGTTTTACGACTGCTAAACATATGAATGCACCCTGTAATCAATGTTGAGTAAAGCGTAAGGCATGGGCATTCCTGATACTAGTCGTTTTCTTAACAAGGTTTGTGGCATTCCAGAAATTCTTGACCATTCAGCAATAGTATGAATTTCGTCTCCATATTCATATTTTGCATTAGTTGATTTGTTGTTGGCCTGTTCAATATGCGTAGACCATTTGCAATTCATAGGTTCATAATTGCCATCGTAGTCTATTCTGTCAATTGAAAAACCTTCTGGCTTAGAACCCATGTCAGCATAAAAATTAGCAAATGAATCTTTCCATCTTTCACAAACAGTTATTCCTCGACCACCATATCTAGAATAATCAGTGCTTTTTGGATCAAAACATCTTTTCTTCATGGCACTCCAAATGCTATGTTCTGTTGACTCAGACATGCCATGTGTTGTTGATTTTTTAATCATAATTTCTGATTTATAACAACCACAAGAAGTCGTAGCCATTGTGTTTAATGCGCCACTTTGTACAGGCTTAACTTTTCCACAGTCACACAAGCAAAGCCACATGGTTTGTTTGCCTTTATTAGCCACACGACTAAGCACAAGCAAACGCCCAAAACGCTTTGATGTTAAATCTTTAAATGCACTCATCAGAAATTTAGACCGAAAACAGAACCAAAGGTCGAAGTTCCATCTTGGTAGAAATTAAAGATGTCATATTTACCGTTAGCAGATGTTGAAGTGGGTGTTGTTCCACCCGCCCATTTTAAAGTACCGCCACCCGCCCAGGTCAATGAAAAAGAACCTGAGTAAGTCACAATGATGGTAAACGATTTGCCAGCCACGCTAGATGGCAATGTGAGTGTTCCATTGGCATTCAATGAAAATTGCTGTACTGTGCCGTTGGCGAGTGAAATAGTAAATGCTGATCCAGCTGCTGGAGCATAGAGCGTTTCAACATAGTTTGTAACTGTTGGATTTGTCAGCGTCTTGTTTGTTAGCGTTTCTGAACCTGCCAATGTGGCCAATGTGCCTGTTGTAGGCAAGGTAACGTTGGTGCTCGCTGTTACTGTCAGCGTGGTAGTGAATGCGCCTGAAGTAGTAAATGAACCACCCAAAGTAATGGTGTTTGATCCATTGTTTACGCCAGTACCACCACCAGTTCCAGTTAGTATTCCCCAAGAAGGTGCAGCACTCGAACCGCCAGATAAAACGGTTTGGCCAGAAGTTCCAAATCCTGTTGTTCCAGATAAGGCAGGAGTTGTTCCTAAGTTAGTCGAAAAGCCCAATGCGCCAGTTGCATTAACAACGTGAGCAGATTGCCCTGTTGTTCCCCAAGCAATGTATGTTTTAAATCCATTACCCGATCCAACTGTTATATCGCCATCATGGCCCGAAAAATAAATATTGTTATTTATTGAAAAGAAATCAGATGGAGTGGAAGCGCTAAAAACGGAACTGTTCATCCCAAACTCACCATAATAAGATGAATCAGTTCCAGAATCGTTTGACAAAACGTAATTGGTAGAAGCGCCAGCAGTAGCGCTCTTGTTTTGCATGACAAACTGCAAGTAACTACCTGAAACCGTTGCTCCAGCCGCTATTGGGCTATTGGAAGCATTGAATGAAAGTACGGGAGTTGTACTTGTAAAACTGTTTGTTTGGATGTTTGCAAATGTGGGGTTTGTGGCCAATGCAACAACAGTTCCAGAACCTGTGGTTGTATAAGACGTACCCCAAGCAGTACCAGTTGAATTTGCTATACCAGCGCTTGGATAAACCATGCTCGCAATACCGCTATAGCCTGATATACCGCTATAACCTGAGTATCCTGAAATGCCACTATAGCCTGATGTTCCAATACCCGAATATCCAGAATATCCAGAGTATCCGCTGATACCTGAGAATCCGCTAAATCCAGAAACGCCTAAACCTTTGAAGTTTCCATTTATATCGGTAACACCATCTGTTGACCAAGTATCGCCTACTTGCAAGGTAACTTTGGCAAGGTTTCTTAAGGTGCCATTGTTGTTCAAAGTAACAGTAATCGTAACGGCAGCAGTATCTTTGTTTTGAATGAAGATGGATTTGATCAGCCGTTTTGTTAATGCAGCAGGAGCAGAAACCAAAGTAACTTGACTTGTCCCGTTCAAAGCGCCATCGCTTGAACCTTCAGTAAATGATGATCCAGTATCGTCCGAGTAAGCTGTTACAAAATCTGGGTTTGTGGTGGCCGCCGCCCCTGACATGGCAACAGTAATTGATTTAAGAATTGAGTCTAGAACTAACATGGTTTTCCTTATTTTGAAATAAACCAAGCATACGCATAAGCAGAAGGACTTGACCCACCACCGCCTGAAGAATTAATGGTTACAGCACCTAATCCGCTTGAAGGTGATATTGTAATATTAGTTCCAGCAATAATCTGTGAAACTGATCCCGTAGCTCCCGAATAACCCGATATACCAGAATAACCCGAATATCCGCTTGTTCCTTGAGCGCCACTATAACCTGAATATCCACTTACACCTGATCCGCTGTAGCCAGAATACCCACTTATTCCAGAGCCAGAATAACCTGAAATCCCTGAATAACCACTAATGCCAGACCACCCAGAGATACCCGAATATCCTGAATAACCAGAATAACCAGCGCCAGATACTCCGCTGTACCCCGAATAACCAGATATACCCGAACCGCTATAACCCGAATATCCACTAATACCAGAATAGCCTGAATAACCGCTTATTCCAGAACCAGAGTATCCCGAATAGCCACTCAAACCTAGACCGCTATACCCAGAATATCCTGATGTACCACTTCCTGAAAAGCCACTATTACCAGAATATCCAGAATAGCCTGAAATACCAGAAACACCAGGTGCAACCCAACTAGCAGGAGCCGACCAAGTAAACGTAGACCCAGTCTTACTGTTAACAAACGTAATGGAAGCCCATACAACGTTTGTAGGCGTTACAGGGGGTACTGTTGTCCATCCAGTAGGAGGCGTTCCTACGTTGGTTGTAAAGTTCCAAGAGCCACCAGTTGGGGTCGCTGGAGCGGTAGCACTTTCTTTGAAGATAAACCACTCAAAATAAGTGCCACCATAAGGAACCGAATTGCCATAAAGACCAACCGATTCCGTGCCTGGCTGGGCAACCAACGTACCACTAAGACTTGAACCGTATAAGCCACCTGTTGCCATAGATCACCTAAAACTGTAACGATAGTCACGGGGCTGAAACTCAGATGTGAGGTGTTGGTCGCCACCTCTCCATTTATCACGGAAGTTCTGGTCTTCAATCAAACCATAAGCTTCGTCAAAACGTGCTCTCCATTTTTCAGCTTCTGAAGAATTCTTGTTTTTATCGTAATACGCTTCCAAGGTGCCATAAAGATAGCCTTCAGGGAATGTGGCCAAAACAGCATTGTTTTGAACAATAGGATTCAATGAATCTGATGTTGGGCTGAAAAGGAAAGGAAAGGTCTTTTGGTAGTAAGCAAGAATCTGCACACTAGCCCCTGGATTGGGCGTAAAGACGTAGTTAGGGCCGACTTCTGAAAATGATGCACGAATTACCCTTGGTACACCAAAGGGCTTGACGTAGAGCTGGTCAATCATCTTTCTGCGGATGATCTCTCTGTCTCCAACCCTGTCATAGATAATCCAAGGACCAAACCCTGAAGCAACACTACCAGGATCAACAGATGAGCTTGGCGTTTGTTGGAAAAACAAAATAGGCCAATTCATGTCGGCAGGAATAGGTGCCAAACCCTGTGAATCCGTGGTTACATAGGATGGTGATGTAGGATCGTAAGGG